TTTGCTAGTCCGATATTAGCCGAGTTAGTTGCTGATTACACCCAAAGAATAAGTGCCCCGCAAGATGAAGATCCACTGGTAAGTATTCGTAAGCAAGAGCTTGCCTTGAAAGGTCAAGAACTTGCTATTGAACAACAACAGTTTGTTGCTAGTGAAAATAGAAAAGCCCAAGACTCAGCGCGCCGTGCCCAAATTGATCGCGAGAGAATAGGTTTGACTGAAGAAATAGCAGAAATGCGTGATGATACTGCTAGAGCTAGACTCGAACAACAACGGCTCATGAAAGCAATAGATTTACAAAATCGACAATAAATGTTGCAAAACTAAAATTTACTGTCCATAATATTGCTCATGGTTAAACGAACAGAAATTAATCAACAAAAAACACCAAAGGTGCTAACCAATAAAAACGGTTATAGCAACAAAGGAAACGTCCCCCTAAAAAGCAACGCAGGTACTTTTGATACCAACACCACACCAAAACCAGGTATGGGTAAAGGTAAAGCCAGAGGTATGGGTGCTGCAGAATATGGTGGTAAGTTTTCCGGTGTTTATTAGTGTCCGAAGCTTGGTTAGGTAACAAATTTCTGAAAGAAATAGAATTACGCCGAGAGGATGTGAAGGACACCATGTTGGCAGGGTGTAAAGACTTTGCCCAATATGAGTTTCTGCGCGGTCGTTACAGTTCTCTGACCGATGCAGAAAATATATATAGAGAACTGCTGGGGCAAGTAATACAAGATGACCAAGATACACGTACCTGAACACGTAGCACAATCTATCGAAGCAGAAAAAGCTGCAAAAGTAAAACCACAAGAAAAAGAGACAAGTACAGCACCAATCTTAGAAACAAGTTATGTTGATCAAGGCGCAAGGGTGCTGGATCCAAGTCTATTAGAACAATCAATTTTAGATCGCATGCCACAACCTACTGGTTGGCGCATGTTAATACTGCCTTATGCCGGTAAAGGGGTATCAGATGGTGGTATTCAATTAGTGCAAGCAACTGTTGATCGTGAAAGATTAGCAACAGTAGTCGGTTATGTGGTCAAAATGGGGCCTGACTGTTACAAGGACAGCAGTAAGTTTGATAAACCTTGGTGTCAGGAAAAACAATGGGTGTTAATCGGTAGATATGCTGGGGCAAGATTCCGTTTGGGTGATGATTCTGAGTGTAGAATTATTAACGATGATGAGGTGATTGCCACTATTTTAGACCCCGATGACATTCTTGCAGTATAAGGAGCACAATGGAAGAAGCAATACAACAAGAAAACACAGTCGAAACTCCTGAAGTCGAGGGTGAGATTGTTGAATTAGATAGTCCTGCAGAGGCTAGTACCGAATCGACTACAGAACCTGTTGCTGCCGAGGAACCACCAGTAGAGGAGGTTGCAGAGGTTGCAGAGGTAGAAACAACTGATGAAGATGAATTAACTAATTATTCTGAAAAGGTACAAAAAAGAATAAATACCCTTACGCGTAAACTGCGTGAGGCAGAAAGAGGTCAAGAGAGTGCAGCAAGATATGCACAAGACTTACAAAAACAAAATATAGCTTTGCAAAGTCAAGCAGTAACCTTACAAGAATCTAACTTCACTGAAACAGAAAATAGGTTGAAGTCACAAAAAGCACAAACTTTAGCAGCACTCAAAGAAGCTACACAAAATGCAGATCATGAAAAAGTTGCCGAAGCTAATGATGTCTTAGCACAGATTGCTGCTCGAGAAATCCAAGTGCAAGAGGGTAAACAAAGGGTGGAGTATCAAAAACAGGTAGCCGCAGAACAACCACAAACAGAAGTAGCTATGCCTGCTATTCACCCTGATACCCAACAGTGGTTAGATGATAATCCTTGGTTTTTGAATGATACAGAGATGCGCACTAGCGCCCAAGCAATAGACAAAGATTTAATTCAAGAGGGTTATGTAGAGGGTTCTAGTGCTTACTTCAAAGAAGTAGATAAAAGAATCCGCGAAGTCCATCCTGAAAAATTTGGGGGGACTACTACAGCAAAACCCCAACAAAAGGTTGCTTCAGCAAACCGCACAGCTGGTCAAGCCAGTGGTAAAAGACAGGTAAAACTGTCACCAAGTGAGGTTGCTATGGCAAAAAAATTAAATGTACCTTTGAAAGAGTACGCAAAATATGTTAAAAGGTAACTAATATGACAGATAATACTGATTTAAAAAACAGAACATCGCGTTCTGCCGACACTCGAGCTAAACAAGAAGCTCGCAAACCTTGGAGCCCACCATCAATGTTGGAAACTCCTCCTGCACCTGAAGGTTATACCTACAGGTGGATACGTGCTGAACTCGTAGGCGCGGAAGATAGAAAGAATGTAACTGCAAGAATGCGTGAAGGTTTCGACCTTGTGCGCGCCGAGGAGTTACCTGATTTTGAACTTCCTACGATAGATGACGGCAAACATGCAGGAGTCATATCCGTTGGTGGTTTGTTACTGGCAAAAATTCCTAACGAGACGCGTGAAGAAAGAAACTCCTACTTTCAGCAACGTGCATCTACACAGCAAGATGCGGTAGATAATGACTTACTCAGGGAATCTGATCCTAACTCTCCGATTTTAAATCCTGAGAGAAGTAGCAAAGTAACTTTTGGCGGTGGTCAACGTAGTTGATCTCCAAATATAAATTTTAAATATAATAGGTGATTTATTATGGCAAATAAGAATGCCCCATTTGGTGCAAGACTTGTTGGTGCTTTAGGTTCAGGGCCTACCTCTAATGGTACTACTGAATATGAAATAGCTTCAGGTGCATCAGGGAACATTTTTTCAGGCGACCTAGTTAAAATGACCAATGCTGGTACTATTTTAGTAGCTGCAGCTGGTGATGAAGCATTAGGTGTGTTTAGAGGCTGTAAGTTTACTAATTCTTCAGGAGAAGTAATTTTTAGCTCACATTACCCCGATGGCACAGTTTCGTCTGATATTGTTGCATTCGTACATGATGACCCCCACGCTGTATTTGAGATTCAAAGTGCAGGTTCTCCAGCTCAAACTGATGTCGGTTTGAATGCAGATATTTCCTATAGCACAGGTTCTACCAAAACTGGTATGTCTGCTATGGAACTTTCTGGAACAACAGCAGCTACAACTGCTACGTTTAGAATTATGGGCTTTTCTAGTGATCCTGATAACAGTACAACGGGTTCAGCAAACGTGAATGTAATAGTCAAGTTTAATGAGCACTTCTATATCGATCCAACAGGAGTATAAATAAATGGCAATAAATAGAGCGCAATTAGCGAAAGAATTAGAGCCTGGTTTGAATGCTTTATTCGGTATGGAATATGCACGTTATGAGGCTGAGCATTTAGAGATTTACGAAACTGAATCTTCTGATCGAGCATTTGAAGAAGAAACTCTTATCGTAGGGTTTGGTAATGCTGAGGTAAAAGCTGAAGGTAGTGGTGTCAGATTTGACAATGCTAACGAAGGTTATACTTCTCGTTATACCCACGAAACAGTGGCTTTGGCTTTTGCATTAACAGAAGAAGCAATCGAAGATAATCTTTATGACCGTCTTGGTGCAAGATATACCAAAGCTTTAGCAAGATCTATGGCAAATACAAAGCAAATCAAAGCTGCTGCAGTATTAAACAATGCGTTTAGTGTTGCCGGTGGTGATGGCAAAACTTTGATTGCAACAGATCATCCCTTAGGCGGCGGTGGCTCATTAGCAAACAGAGCAACAACTATGGCAGATTTGAATGAAACTTCACTTGAAGATGCATTAATTGGTATCTCTACATTTACAGATGATAGAGGTCTAAATATTGCACTTCGTGGTATGAAGTTAATCGTTCCACCACAGTTGGTATTTGTTGCTGATAGATTACTACAATCTCCAGGCAGAGTTGGTACTTCAGATAATGATATTAATGCTATCAATAACATGAATACTATGCTCCCCGAAGGTTATGTAGTTAATCACTATCTAACAGATACAGATGCTTATTTCATAAAAACTGACTGCCCTGATGGGTTTAAGTATTTTGAAAGATCTCCAATGCAAACTGCATTAGAAGGTGATTTCGATACAGGCAATATGAGATATAAAGCTAGAGAAAGATATTCATTCGGATATTCAAACTTCAGAGCCGTATATGGTTCTCAAGGAGCTTAATAGGAACGGGTTATTGTAGCGTTTCTCACTCAACTACAATGTAAGGGAGCTACGGCTCCCTTTTTTTATTTGCTAGTTATGAAAAATAGGTATAGAATTTAGGAGATTTATAAATTTGCTTGATGAGGGCCGCAAGGTTTCCATTAATACAATAAAAAGGAGTTCATAATGGCAAATCCACATTTTCAAAATCTAATATTAAATGCAGGTAACACTGTAGCAACTAAGCATAAGAAAGATGTTCCTATGTTTGTTGTGAATCCGTCTAGCACCTTGTTTTATCAATATGCTAATGACTTTATGACCTACAACTCAGGTGATTTTACTATCACTACAACAGAAGCTGGCACAGGTTCTGCAACTGAGGCATTAACTTCAGGAGCTGGTGGTCAACTATTACTTACTAATGCCGCAGGTGATAATGATTTAGACTTTTTACAGTTAAAAGGTGAATCATTTAAACTTAGTAGTTCAAAAAGAGCGTTTTTTGAAGCCAGGTTTAAAGTAAGTGATGCTACACAGTCAGATGTAGTTATAGGTTTACAAATTACCGATACTACCCCACTAGCAGTTAGTGATGGTGTCTATTTCTTAAAAGATGATGGTGATACAAACTTAGATTTCCACATTGAAAAAGATGGTACTGATACAACTACTTCAGCAGTAACTACATTAGCAGATGATACTTTTGTTACTGTAGGTTTCTTTATTGATCCAAGTACTTCACAAGTGTCATACTTTATCGGTTCCGCAGAACCTGTAGGTGTTGCTAATACTAATTTACCTGATGATGAAGAACTAACAGTATCATTCGGTATCCAAAATGGTGAAGCAGCAGCAAAAACTATGACCATAGATTACATTAATGTAATTTGTGAAAGATAGGAGTAAACAATGGCAGATACAGTAACCTCGCAAACTATCCAAGATGGTGAGAGAGTAGCAGTATTAAAGTTTACAAATGAATCTGATGGCACAGGTGAATCTTCTGTAAAAAAAGTTGATGTTTCGGCATTAACAACAAATAGTAAAGGTGAATCTTGTACCAGTGTTTCAATAGCTAGAATACATTGGTTTTGCCGAGGTATGGGTGTTGATATAGAGTTTGATGCTAGCACTAATGTATTAGCAGTCACTCTAGCACCTGATAGCTCAGGTGATGAATATTTCGATCAGTTCTCAGGTATTCCTAACAATGCAGGTTCAGGTGTAACTGGTGATATAGACTTTACTACAGTTGGACATTCTAGTGGTGATGCTTATTCGATAATTTTAGTATTGAATAAGAATTATTAATGAATGGCAGAATATCAAGGCAAAAAAGTAACTTTGAATAGACCTAGACCTCTTCGTAAAGGAGAGGTCGGTTATGGTAAAAAACGCAAAGTTGTGTTTGTCAAAAATCCTTCAAGTGGTAAAGTAAAGAAAATAACTTTTGGAGATGCAAAGTTAGGTATGCATAAAAATGATCCAAAAAGAAAAAGATCATACTGTAAACGTAGTGAAAGGTTAGGAAACGATAGAATGAAAGCAAACTATTGGGCAAGAAGGGATTGGGACTGTTGAGTTATCACTATACCAAAGATATAAACAAGTTAATCAAAGGTTTAGAAAAAGCATCTAAGTCTCATGCTGCGCAAGTCAAAGTATTAGAAAAAATACTTGCAGAAACAAAAAAAGCAAAAAATGCCAAGAAAAAAAAGAGATCCTAAAGTTGGGACAGGCAAGAAACCTAAGGGTTCTGGCCGCAGACTCTATACTGATGAAAACCCCAAAGATACAGTAGGCATTAAATTTGCCACCCCTGCTGATGCTACTAGAACTGTTAATAAAGTTAAAAATATCCGTAAACCTTTTGCCCGAAAGATACAAATTTTAACTGTTGGGGAACAAAGAGCAAAAGTTATGGGAAAAAAGACAGTTGCCGACATATTCAAACGAGGTAAAGACAAAATAAGGAGATTGCATGGTCGCAAAGCTTAAAAACCTTAAATTTAAAATAAAAAAAGGTAAAAAATTAGGTTTTAGTGAAAGAGCACAAGCAAAGGCAAGAGGCCTAATTAAAAGGACAGGTGGTAAATATAAAGGTAAAAAGGTAAAATCAAGTAAATATAGGTAGATATGGCAAAGAAAGCAAAAAGTAAAGGTAAGATATGCCCCGAAGGTAAAGCTTGGGCAAAAAGAACTTTTGATGTTTATCCCAGTGCATATGCAAATCTAGCTGCTTCTAAATATTGCAAAGATCCAAACTATGCAAAGAAAGCCAAAGGTGGCAAGCGCAAGGGTAAAAGATTTGGTGGGCCTATTCGAGGACAAGGCATAGTCATGGCAGATAGATTGCGATGAGCAAACATAAAGGACAGTTACAGAGTTGGCTAGATGAAGATTGGGTTAGATTAGGAGCAGATGGTTCTATCAAAGGCTCCTGTGGTGGTAGAAAAGAAGCAGAGGGTAAACCCAAATGTATACCCCGAAGCAAAGCTAATAAACTTTCTAAATCAGAGCGTGCTAAACTAGTTGCAAGGAAAAGGCGCAAAGACCCTAATCCAAATAGAAAAGGTAAACCAATTATGGTATCAAATAAACTAAAAAAAGGTGGAACACCGCTTGCCAATCCAGGCAAAGCTGATCTTAATAAAGATGGTAAACTATCTTCTTATGAAAGAACAAGAGGTTTAGCAATAGAAAAAGCCATGCGTAAACAAAACCGAGCAAAAATGAAAAAAGGTGGGTTTATTGCAAAAGGTTGTGGTGCTGTAATGAGTAATCGAAGAAAGGTAACAACAATAAGTTAGGAGTTATTATGCCAAAAAAGAAAAGTGATGTAGATCCAAAAACACAAGCTAGACTTGATGCTAAAGTTAGGCCAGATGCACCAGTTTCTGATCGTATTTTATACAATATGCCAAAGAAAAAAGCAGCTGCTAAAAAATCAACAAAAAAAACTACTAAAAAAAAGTGAGGGTTTAAATGTATAAAAGAACAAAAATGTATGCCAAAGGCGGTGGTGTTAAGGGAAGAAAGTATGCTGCTAAAGGTGGTGGCATGAAAAAAACTAAATATATGGCTAAAGGTGGTGCCTCCAAAGGAACCAAGTACATGGCAAAAGGTGGCAGCATGAAAGGCACCAAAGGCATGGCTATGGGTGGTGTAATGCGTAAAGGTACCAAAGGTATGGCTGTTGGCGGTGTAATTCGTAAAGGCACTAAAGGGATGGCTGCTGGTGGTGGTATGAAAAGATCTAAATATGCTGCTGGTATGGGTGCCAATAAAAAATCTAAATATAGAGCAAAAGGCGGCGCAAGATAAATTAGACATAAGGGGGAACTATGTCATATTTAATTTCCAACATACCGCAGTTTAAGTGTTGGGTAAGAAAAGAATTTACTGCAAATCATCAAAATTATCATGGTGAATATCTGCATGCATTAGCGTTTGCAGTGAACACCATTCCTGATAGGTCACTATCTTTTCAAGTAGTTTTTACTGGTTGTGAAACCGATTTTGAAGGGTATCCGGATGAAAATGTCCATGGTGGTGCTATGTGGGCAAGAATGCCTATAGAGGCATTAGTGGCAGATGTTAGATTAGATGAGTGGCCATCAAGGATGGCTGATCATCTTGCACAACCTTGGGATTGTCTAAGTCACCATCACTCAGTAGTGGTTTTAGATAGAGTAAGTTCTTCACCTTGGATTTGTAAGATAGGTGGAGAGTTTTACACAGGTAGGTACATGTTTACTGTAGATTATACGGAGCACAGTATTGCAGATGATCCTGCCCAACATAAACAAAGTCATGTGCTATACTTAACAGACGCTGGTGAATATACAGGTAATTTTGTGGCATTACCCAACAACAGAGTAAGAGCAACAAATCCTGCACTATGGCGTACTGGTGAAGGGCCACCTGATTTTTCACCTAGTCAATATATTCATTCAGCAGAAAAACATGAAAGTTATATGGATCCAAACATAACCTTTGATAATCTGTATAGCCAAGGAGATGAAGAATAATGGCATTATCGGGTAGCACTAACTTTGAACCTAATATTACAGAATTTATTGAAGAGGCATATGAAAGGTGCGGAGTCGAATTAAGAACAGGTTATGATCTGAAAAGTGGTATCCGTTCTGCAAATCTCATGTTGGCTGAGTGGGCCAACCGAGGTCTTAATCAATGGACAATAGAACAAGCAACACAAACTGTTACTGAGGGCACTACATCTTATTCTTTAAATGCAAATGTGATAGATTTATTAGATGTTGTGGTCAGAAGAACTGTAAATGAAACACAAACTGACATTAGCATGAATAGAATCAGTAGATCAGAATACATAAATATTCCAAATAAAAATACGAAAGCAAGACCATCACAGTTTTTCTTTGATAAATTAACAACACCATCATTAAAAATATGGCCTGCACCTGAAAACTCTACCGACATTCTTGTGTTTAACAAACTAGTAAGAATGGATGATGCTGATGCGGGTACCAATACTATGGATATGCCATTTCGGTTTTACCCATGCTTTGCTGCAGGTCTTGCCTATTACATATCACAAAAAAGAAACCCTGAATTAACTGCACAACTAAAAGTAATTTATGATGAAGAGTTTAGAAGAGCAGCAGATCAAGATGAAGATCGTGCATCTTTTAAAATAAGACCTAGGTTAAGAGTTCTCTAATGGCGTATGCTACTGGTAAATTTGCTAGAGCTTTATGTGACAGATGTGGTTTTGAATATAAATTATTAGAGTTACGCGAAGAGTGGAATGGGTTGAAGGTATGTAAAGATTGTTATGAACCAAAGCACCCACAACTAGAACCTTTGACAGCTACTGCTGATCCTGAAGCACTTTACAAACCAAGACCTAATAATGATAATGAAGTAGGTGAGGGTTTTGTAGTTGTAACCAATAATGACATATTTAGGTATAACACTTTGAATCCTAGCACTTTAGGTAGCAACTTTGTTGTCGATGGTATGACAAGTGCAGTTGGTGAAGTTACAATACAAACATCATGACATTAGCAGAACTTAAAACATTAATACAAAACTATACTGAAAACTCAGAAACTACTTTTGTAAACACCCTAGATGATTTTATTAAAAATGCTGAAAACAGAATTTTTGATTTAGTTCAGTTTGATTTTTTTCGTAAGAATGTTACAGGTTCTTTAACTACAGGTAATACTTATTTAACTACACCAACAGACTATCAACTTAGTTTTTCTCTTGCGGTAATTGATGGTAACGGAGATTATCACTATTTAGATAAAAAACACCCATCTTTTATGCGAGAGTTTGTCGTTGATCCAACAGATACAACTCTACGAGGTTTACCTAAATACTATGGTGATTTTGATAAAGAACTTAGCACAGCTAGTAATAATGGTTCTACGATTATTGTTAGTCCTGTGCCTGATGATAACTATTCAGTTGAGTTACATTATTTATTTAAACCTAACTCTTTAGTAACTGACACTACAGGCACTTGGTTGTCTAATAATGCTAGAAATGCACTGTTATATGGTAGTTTGATTGAAGCATATATTTTTATGAAAGGGGAGCCAGGTTTACTAGAAAGTTATGAAAAAAGGTTTGCTGCTTCGATTAGCAGACTTAAAAATAGAGCAGAAGCAAGAGGAAGAAGAGACGAATATCGTTATGATTCGTTGAGAACATCAGTAACATAAATTATGGAAAAAATTAGCAATTTGCAGGGAAAGTCTGTTGCTATTGTAGGTATGGGCAAAAGTTGGTTTGACTATAACCTAGCAAAGTCACACGGCACACATTTTGATGAAGTTTGGGCTATAAATGCTGTAGCAACAGTAATTTATCATGATAGAGTGTTTATGATGGATCCTGCCTCAAGATTTTTAGATACCGATGATGCTGGTGGTCAAACTAGCAGTATGAAGAATATGTTGCTAGAACATGAAGGGCCCATTTACACTTGTCAACTAGATGATAGATGCCCTGGTTTAGTAAACTATCCTGTCCATCAAGTAGTGCAAGACACTAACTGCCATTATCTTAACAATACTGTTGCTTATGCTATTGCTTTTGCATATTGGAATGAAGTTAAAAATATTAAGATGTTTGGGGTAGATTTTTCTTACAAAGGTAACTTGCATTTTGCTGAAGCAGGTAGGGGGTGTGTTGAGTTTTGGTTAGCCAAATGTATTGATGCTGGTATGCAAATAGAAGTTGCCGCATCATCAAGTTTGTTAGATACAGATGTGCCGGCCCCACAAAAGTTGTATGGGTATCACCGTTTAGCAGACCCATTAATTATTTTAGAAGATGCTAATGGATTACAAGTTAAAAACATTAGTGAAGTGGAAATAACTAAAAAAACTCAAGAACCTGTGTTAGTAGATCGGCATGACTCTCATTTAAACCCACCTGAACCTAATAAATGGTAGATAAAATAACACCTGCTGGTATGCCAGGACTCGGCATAATTGAAGCAAAAACTACTAATTATGGTGGGCATCCACCTGAATTTTGGGCAGAAAGATTGACTGAAAAATTAGTGGCATATTCGGCAGATACTGAACCTCATATTCAAGCACAAGCAGAAGCCTACAGAGATGCTATCTATCAAGTCTGTTTGATTTATATAAAAAATAGTTTAAAATCCTATAAAGCCTCTTTAATACAGGAATTAATAACTGGTGGAGAGGAAGAATTAGCAAGAATTATTAGAGGTATTTAACATGGCCATAAGTTCAACACTAACCACAAGTTTTAAAAAAGAGTTACTTGAGGCAGTACATAATTTTAAAAACACAGGTGGTGATACCTTTAAATTAGCTTTATATACTAGTTCAGCAACTTTAGGTGCAACCACAACTTCCTTTGTTACTACAGGACAAGCTAGTGGTACTAATTACACTTCAGGTGGAGCAAATCTTACTAGAGTAGATCCAACTTCTAGTGGTACCACAGGGTTTACCGATTTTGCTGATTTAACCTTTGGCACTGCTACAGTAACTGCTAGAGGTTGCATGATTTATAATTCATCTGATAGTAATAAATCAGTTGCTACTATAGACTTTGGTGGCGACAAAACATCTACTGCTGGGGACTTTACTGTAGTATTTCCAGCTGCAGCAGCAAGCACAGCAATAATTCGTATAGCATAGCCTTATGGCTAATATAACTGGTTGGGGCCGAGGTACCTGGGGTGAGGGGCCTTGGAGTCAACCTATACCAGTTACCCTTACAGGGTTAGCAGCTACTAGTGCTCTTGGCACAGTAACTGTCGTTGCAAAAGCCAATGTATCAGCAGGTTCACAAGTAGCAACTTCTGCTGTTGGCACTACCACAGTGGTTGCTGGTGCTAATATAACAGTAACAGGACAAGCTTCTACCTCTGCTGTAGGCACAATAGCTACTATAGCTAAGGCAAATGTCACACCTTCAGGTCAAGCAGGCACTAGTGCTGTAGGTACAGTCACACTTCGAGATGCAGCTAATGTGTTCCCAAGTGGGGTTAGTGCCTCTGCCAATATTGGAGGGGTTGGTGTTAATGGTGATGCTGTTGCTAATGCTGGAGGGGCAGTAGGTTCTGTTGGTGGGGTTTTAGTAGATGTAGATGGTGAAGCTAATGTAATTATTAACGGGGTTGCAGCAACTGCAAGTGTAGGTTCGGTAACAACACATAATGCTGTTGCTTTTGCCATAAGTGGGGTGTCTGCTACTGGGCAAATAGGTAGTGTTACCATAACATTTGGTGCCTCAGTATTTCCAACAGGGGTTTCAGCAACTGCTAGTACCTTTGATGTCAATGTTTGGGGCTTAGTAGATGAGGCACAAACAAGTGGGTTTGGAAGCATAACCGATACACAAACTTCGTCATTTAGCACAATAAATCAAACACAAACGCAAAATTATGCTAATATTGATGATGACCAAAGTTCATCCTTTGCTGAAATTAGTGAAACACAAACCCCTGAATGGGAAGAGGTAGCATAATATGGCAACGTATGTAAATGATTTAAGATTAAAAGAAATAGCAACTGGTGATGAGTCAGGAACATGGGGAACTTCTACTAACACCAACTTAGAATTAATAGCAGAAGCTTTCAGTTTTGGCACAGAAGCTATTACTACAAATGCCGATACTCACACTACCACTATAGCAGATGGATCTACTGATCCAGGCAGATCAATTTATTTAAAATATACTGGTACCCTTGATAGCGCCTGTACTATCACTATAGGCCCAAATACTGTATCAAAACTATGGTTTATTGAAAACGGCACCTCCGGTTCCCAAAATATTATTATTTCACAAGGTAGTGGTGCTAATGTCACCATACCACCAGGTGACACCAAAGCCATA